CAAACTCTAATTTATCAGTGGTATTTTCAACTGCAGGTACAGTCAACGGAGGTTCGGGCGGATCGGGAGGATCGGGCGGATCGGGAGGATCGGGAGGTCAAAATTCTGGTGGCGGAGGCGGAGGCGGAGGCGGTGGCGCTGGTGTTCACTATTTAGGACATTCTTCTTGTAAATCCAAAGGAGGAGCTGGTGGTCGAGGTGCAGGTTCAAGTGGCTCACAACAAGGCGGTAGCGGTGGTGATGGCGTAATTTATCGTTATGAAGGTGGATGTGAAGGTGGCTCGGGTGGATCGGGCGGTAGCTCTGGAAATTCTGGAAATTCTGGAGGAAATGGACAAGCAGGTGGAGCAGGTGGAAACTGGCAACAAAACGGCGGAGGCGGGGGGTCGGCAGGATCGAATGGCAGCTCCGGATCGTCGGGTTCTTCGGGTTCTTCTGGATCGGCAGGCGCACAAAAAGATGGCAATACTGGGCAAATAAGCGGACTTTAGATTATGTCAAATCCTTTAACAAATAATTTGCAAGTAATTGATAACGCGTTATCACCTCAAGAGTTTAAAGATATACAAGACTATATCTTAGGAGGTGATATTGCTTGGTATCACCATGAATCTGTTGCTTATCTAAAACCCAAAGGATTAACTAAAGACCAGAAGATATACAACGATTTCAGCACACATATGGTTTACACAAATCACCAGATAAACAGTGACTTTGCATTTGAAAAACTACAACCACTTTTAAATTTGTTAGATATAAAAGCGCTAATTAGAATAAAAATTAACGCTTATCCAAGAACGCCAAAAGTTATAAATCATCAAAATCATGTTGACTATGATTTTAAACACAAAGGCGCTTTGTTTTTTGTAAACACTAATGATGGTTTAACTGTATTAGAAAACGAGACAAATATCCTAAGTGTTGAAAATAAATTGTTATTGTTTGACTCAAGTAAGGATCATCACAGCACAACAACTTCAGACACTAACAGAAGAATAACAATAAATATAAATTACTTTTAGGGCAAATTTAAGGACTATAAGATATGTCACAACGTTTAAAAAACAATTTAATTGCAGGACTTATAGTCGTGGGTTTTTGGCTGGTTATTGTTATCCCAACAATAGTCCAAGCGGCTGACCCAATTGTAACTGAAAGCACGCAGACAATCATATCAAAAGGAGACCAAACAACAACTGTAAAGTCTCCACCACCGTCTGCTATAAGTTCGCAAATAACAAGCAGTAGTTCTGATTTTTTATGCACGGTAAGTGCCTCTGGAGCCCTACAAACACAGGTTCTTGGTATCTCGTTAGGAGGTATGTATTCTGATAGCCTGTGTGAACTCATGCAGCGTTCTCACGCCCTATGGAATATGGGTATGAAAGTGGCCGCCGTTAGCCAATTATGTCAAGACCCCCAGATTTTTGAAGCCATGCGCCAAGCCGGTAGCCACTGTCCCTACGAAGGTAAGTTGGGATCGGACGCCAAGAGGCTATGGGAAGCCCATACAGACAAAATACCAAAGGAGATAAATGAAACTAATAAAAAAGAGAAAACAGATAATTACCTTAAACTTGTTGGTGGTATTGTCGCTGCATTCTTATTCTTTTGACTACATATACGGCTACACACCAAACGCGGCCTTATTTGGAAACCAGTGGAGTATGAATACGCAAGTTTTAGGTATTCACGGTAAAGACGGCATGGACGTCTCTGGTGTTATATATGAATATGAAGTTGAGAAAAACCTCGACGATGATTTCGTAGTGACTGTACAAAACGAAAACGCAGCAGGTGACGGTTATGTGTTTCAAGACACCGAAGATTGGTCGCAAAAATATGGTATGCGTATCAGAAAGACTGTGCCAATGGGTTACACACCTTTAGCAGCCTTTGGCAAAGGCGAAATAGCAACAACGGGTACGGGTAATATAAAAGACCCCATGGTGCTATATCTTTACAGGTTCGACCCATGCTTTAATCCACAAATTTCAAGCGAGTGTGCCGGCTACGTCGAGCCAGTTCCGATCGTGCCAGAGGTTAAATTATATGATGCCTTAGCTGATAAAAATGTCGAAGACGCCACAAAAGAAACTGACTCAGATTTATTCGATGAAGAACGTGAACAAGCCGACGACAACGAAAAAACTGAAGAAGAAAACGAGCGCTTACAAATGGCTTTTTTTCAATCAAACCACGCCTTAATGCTAGTGAATGAATTTACTCAAGACTCTTTGATTAATTCAATTAATGGCGTTACTGATATGGCTTCTTATTACGTCGCCTCAATCCCGAGCAACGTATATAGAGAAACCACTGCAATGGGTGACACAGGGATTAAAGAAAACCGTAGGGCGTGGCGTTCACTCTCTACAGATAATCAACACTACAAAATGGTAAAGGAGCAATATGCAAAAAATTAACACTTATCTAACTATAGCAATAGTTAGTCTATCAACCAGCGTAATGGCTGAAAACATTTACATTGACGGTGAAGTACAAAGCCGTTGCAATATCCAGACCGACACAGCCGGTCGCTGGGGAAACAGTAACGCATACACCCTATCAACGGCTCCTGCCGACGGAGGACAGGTACCTATAATTAGAGCCGATGTAACCCTAGCCTCTGCCTACTACTTACAAATTTCCACGCCGGTATCATTTAGTTCTTCGCCGACATTGACAGACTCAACAGTCTTTACAGGGGCCATTGCAGTTTCACAAACATCGTCAAGTGACATGTCGGGTTACCAAACGGCAAGTACCACGCCTCAATCAAACATGCGACAGTACCCATTAACAATTGCTGGTACAACTTGGTTTACTGCAACTTCAACGGCAGTCCACGGTGGTGGCAATAACACGCCTTTTCCGTCAGGAAATTATAAGGGTATTGTTTTAGCTGAATGCATAGCAATGTAATGAAAAAATTTATTATATTACTGTTTATATCAATGAGTAGTGTGGCCCATGAAATGACTCCAACTTACCCGAGTTGGAGTCCTAGCCATATTGACAAGGTGGTTAAAACTCAAATGCGTATATTTAACCAGCGAGCAGACGTTGAATACTTCGAGATACAAGTGTTTACACCGGACTGGGAGTCATTGGGATTTGTCTCTACATATAATATTATTAATGTGCCTTATCTTGAGACACTAGATTTTGACGTTTATATGCTAGAGGCCACCTCAATCAGTGCAGAGTATATTTGCACAACCTCAAAAATCAGGTCTGGGGACATTATACAAACCTCCCTTGCATCAAAAATATGCTCAAAAATAAAATAATTTTATGTTGCACTTTGATATTAACCGGCTTACCAATTATGGCTGATAGTAGCAGTATAAGTTTATCATTGCCAAATGCTGGTGGTAGCTTTGGAACAGACAGTATCCGTGCAGGAAACTTGGACTGTCAGCATGCCATTGGCTCGTCAACAAACGTTGAGTTTGGGATCACAGGAGTGGTGGCCAACGCTATTGCACCAATTATAGGAAAAACTGACCCTTTAAATAGTCCACCAGTTAAAGATTTTGGATTTTATGCAAGAATAACTATTCCTTTGGACGCTCCAGAACGAATCAACTGTAACACCTTGTACCAAATGGAACTGCAAGTAAGGAGTATGGAAATAGAAAAACTCTCACTTGAGTTGGAAAAATTAAAACAATTACAACAAACTACCTTTGATAACTAATGGCTGACTTAGAAAAAATTGTACAACAGGGAGAAAGCGTCAAGGACAGGAAAATGAGCCTGTTCGGTTTGCGTGTGAGTGGAGCCAGTATTATCGGCCTGTTTGCCTTAATTTCCACGATACTTGGCTCGTTGTATGGAGGTTTCCTTTTATATCAAAAGGTGGAAAGTTTGGCGGCCCTAGACCTTGGAGAAATATCAGCCGCTATGGAAAAAACCTCAAGCGACCTAGAGCGCATTGGAGAGAATGTTAACGCCGTGAAAATCGAACTTAAAAAAGATATGAGCGACATTCGTAGTAACTTCTATTCGTTGGAGGCAAGAATCGACACAAAACTTACAAGCGCAGACTCAAAACTTACAAATTTCGACCAAAAAATAGACATGAAGCTGACCAGTTACGACGACAAACTGTTTCGTTTTGATGATCGCGTCAACAAATTTAAGACTGACTTGGAGGAAAAAATCCAAATTGCCTTAGATAACCCCCTTAATTATTAACAACCATAAGGAGTAGTATGGAAACTTTAACTGAATTAGCACTTAACTTTTGGCAGTGGTCTTTACTTATTGTATTGATAGCCATAGGGTTTATTATTAATTTATTTGATAAAAAAATAACAACAAAGTTTGACTTTCAATATAAAGAATACCCAATATTAAAACCAGTCAAAATTGCCACCGCTGGTAAAGGCTTCTGGAAAATGCTACAAATATGGCTGCTCGGCAGTCGCAAGTGGGTGTTTGCAGAGGACTTTGAGTTCGCTTTGAACGGTCAAGAATACGTAATTCCTGCTGGATTTAAGTGCGATGGTGCCAGTATTCCTAAGTTCTTACACCCCTTTTTATCGCCTACAGGCCTGCTCTTACTCGGGGGTGTCGTTCACGATCACCTCTACCAGTATGAGACATTACTCAAGGCAAACAAAAAAGACACAATGGGTGTTATAAATCAAAAGTTGGCTGACGAGATTTTTTTGGATATTAACCTAAAAATAAACGGCTTTTATTTGATTAATAAGTTGGCATTTTGGTCCTTACGTTTAGCCGGTTCATTGGCTTGGAATAAACACCGCAAGGCAAACCTTAAAGTTGAGACTAAATAAAATATAAAAGGAGAACGATATGATAGATTTAGTGACCTCAATACTACCTATTGGACTAGGTTTTATTGCCAAGTTAATTGCAATTAAAAGTAAAGCGTCAAGTGATAATCAAAAGTTAATGATTGAACAAATGAACGCTAATGCTCAAAGCACTAACGCGGCCCGAGAATTTTCTAAGTCTGAGAGTCCCTATGCCGCCCTGAACAGAAGATTTATTATCATAGTGATTTTAGGACTCATAGTGTTTTTACAGGTTGCTCCAGTCTTTTTTGATATACCAACGGCTATCAAAGTTACACAAGAAGGCTGGAGTCTCTTCGGGATCATACCTATCACTCCAGACGTCATTGAATATGTGCAGGTAAGTGGCGTAATTGAGTACGAATCCATATGGAATTTTAGTAGCCTTATTGTGTCATTCTACTTCGGAAGTTCACTAGCGAAGGGATAAAAGGCAATAAAAAGCGAAAACAAGGCCTCGACGTTTGCGTATTTTCGACGATCGCAAGGCGAGTGGATAGATTGGTCGGGGTAATAAAGGCCAGATATTAAAAAAGGGGCCGGTTGGCCCCTGTTAAAATTTAGGGTATTTTTATTTTGGTACTATATTTAGTGTTTACAAACCAAATATCAGTACCCTAACCTTTGGCATCCTTTTTTGTTGGTTCCTCAATTTTTCCAGAAGGCAATTTATAGTTGCTCCATTGATGCTCGCCAAATTCAAAGCCTAAATAATGCCTTAGTGAAAATCTCAACAAGTCCATATTTTTTAAGTCTGATAAATCAAAATCAAAAGTCTCAGTAACGTGATTCATAGCCTGTGCAAATTGGTTAGTTTCTTTTAATAAACTTCTATAATTGTCATTACTCATCGTGATCACAACTTCATCATTCTCGGTATATTCTACTTTCACTTCACTCATAATTCATTCTCCTTAATTAATAGTTTAAATTTTTCATCAATTGGCTCAATATCTTTAATCGCAACAACTTTTTTATGTCCAGCTAATTTATATCTGGTTTTCATATCTTCGGCTTCTTGCTTTGTGACATAACCTTCGTGTATTAAAATGTTACCACTTTTAGAAACAATATAATTTTTTTTCATTAACTGTCTCCGAAGTTTGGAAAAGCCTCGTTATAAAATTTCTCAAGGCTACCGTCGTGATAAGAAGCTAAAAGTTCGGTACTTTGTTTTTTGGTTAAAGACCAGCAATCCTGTAACTCAGGTCGCAATCCAAACATGTTAAATTCGCCTAACTCTCGTATCTCTTCGAGCCATTGGTAAATTTGAATTTTAAGTAATGGATTGAGTGGTTTATTAGGGTTTGACATTTCCCTGTATGCATCGCCCATCATGAATACACCCCTAAAACTGATATTTCTATGTCAGCAATTTCGTCTAGATAAACGCATTTTGAACTTTTATAAAATTCTAATTGATTAATAAAATCTAGCATGTCGTGAGCCCTAAAATCTATTTCCTCGCCGTTTTGTAATTTGACCGTGTATATTGGCGCTTCGTTGGGTTTATGTATTTTTGATAATTTCATATATGTACTCCGTTTATTTATTGATTGAAGTGCTACTATATACGAACGTTGGAAATAGTGTAGCTTTATGCAAAAAAAGTTTGTATTAATTAAATTCCCATAAGAAAAGGGCCCTCAGGCCCCATTCCACCGTTTATTGCATTTGTGATCACATTTGCTCTTTGATATGCATTTGCAATAATAATGCGCCTAAATCTGAGAGGAGTTTGGTCTGCATTAATAATTGGTCGCCAGTAAAAAGTGTCTCGAGGCTTTTCATTCTCTCAATTTCTTTATTGACCAAATTCCAGAACTCTTGCAAATCCTCGAATGAGGATGGAAGTCTTGGCAATTCCAAGTTGTTAAAATTTTCAGCGATCCAGACACCCTCTTCATAAATCAATCCAAAAACATAGGTGCAATTATCGAACTTGTGTTCTTCCCACATTGTGTATTCACTTTTTATGGTGTCTAAATTTCTGGTTTGCGTGTATTCTAATAATTCTGCATTCTTGCTCATATTAAGTCCTCGTCTGTAATATTTAGGGTTTCAGATATTTTTTCAATAATCTCTTTTTGTTTATATGTCAGGTTGCTTTGGTCTAATGATTCAAGCTGGCCGACAAGAAAAGATATGGCGCCTTGCGTTTGCGCTAGGTCTTTGATTGTGTTAAATGCTTCTTGTAACATATATGTACTCCGTTTATTTATTGATTGAAGTGACACTATAAAGGCAGTCTTTGTAAAAGTAAAGCATAATGCAAAAAATATTTGTATAACTAAAAAAGGGCCCTAAGGCCCTTGATTCAAACTTTGTTTAAACCTCCTTAAAAATTATAATCATAAAATTTGTGTGGCTCGTTGGCTAATCTATATCTAGCTTGATTATTCCAATATATGCCCTCGCCGTAATTCTTTACCGTTTTGCGCTTTCTAACCTTGATTGTATGTCCGTTGGGATCAGAAGTTATTAGCCATTTTTGGTCGTGGTTATTTGTGCAATGTGCTGAAAAGCCGCCGACCTCAAAATCAGGTTTAAAATCTGGATTTTTTGTGGCAATCATTGACCTAATTTCTAGGCATTTATCTGATACAACTCTGATGACTTCGTAGGGGGAAGTGTCTGAATATCCTACCATGTTGCAATATTTCATTATTTGTTCTCCTCAAGGACTTGTTGCAGTGTACTTTTGTTATTGTTTGCGATCATTCCTGCTAAGACTAAATCATATAATTTATGAACCTGTTCTTTATATAAATTGTCCCAAATTCTGATGCCGTCGCACTCTTCGTTAGTTTGTGTTTGGCCGGCAAGATAGTCGCCATGAAAAAATATGTCTTCTAAAAATTCTTGGTCTGCTGATGTGATTCCGTTGTTGTTCATATATGTACTCCGTTTATTTATTAATTGAAATAGAACTATACCTCATGATTTTGAATAAGTGTACCTTTATGCAAAAAATGTTTGTAAATGAAAGTATGCTTTTTTTATGCTTTTTCAGGGGGATTCAGGGGGATTCAGGGGGGTCTTTTGAATTTTATGCTTTTATAAGTCATTGATTTATATATAAAAATATGGTGGAGATGGGGGGAATTGAACCAACCTTCACCTTGCGCCACACGGGGCCTGTGGGGGCAGTTATGCTATTTTTATGCTTTTAAGGGGTTTTATGTCGGTAAATGACTTGTCTGCCAGCTCTCCGGCATCAGGTTGGTCTAGGTTTATATATGAGGCATAAGTCATAAGAGTAAAGGCAACAGAACAGTGGCCCATTTGCTTTGAAATCCACGCTGGATTTTCACCTGCAGTTAAATTCATTGAGGCATAAGTGTGCCTTGTTTGGTAGGGATTACGGTAGCGCACGTTGGCTTTGTTTAAGACTTTTATCCAAGCCCGACGGATAGCTTGGTCACCGTTCCAATTTTCCAAAGTGTAGGGATTTTGGAAAATCTCTCGGCCAGCCTTTTTTGTGTAAATAGCTTGGGATTGTAGGGCAAAAACTGCCGTTGTTGAGAGGTTAACGAAGCGATCCGATTGGAAGGTCTTAGTATCTCCTGCGACCGTGTCTGCTTGGGTGAGTGCTTTGTTAACGTGTACCCGTTTCATTTGCTGGTTATAGTCGCTCCATTCAAGCGCACACAACTCAGAAGTTCGCAATCCTGTAAAAAAAGCAAACCTTATTAAATTATGAAACTGTCCACTGCAATTATTAAGAATTGCGTGTATTTCGTCACGGTCAAAAGGCTCGTGTTTATTTTTCGGTTGACTCTTAATTTTTCCATAAACCTTAACGTTTTTAATTGGGTTATCACTTATTAATTCTTTAAATAGTGCATAGTCAAATGCAACTCTTAACGGGGAGATTATATTACGCAATGTGTGGGTTACTCTCTTGGCCCCGTATTTTTCGGCCCAAGCATAGACGTGTTTAGAAGTTAACTCATCAAGGCAATAATGTCCAAAGGCAGGTATTAATACATTCTTTAGGGCCTTTTCGTAATCATCAAGTGTCGAAGCGGCTAGGGGTTTTTGGTCTGCATAGCCTTCTTTTCTTTTCTCCAGCCATAACGGTAAAAAATCTCTTAAAAGAGTTCCCTTTGAAGGCTTATGTGTTTTGAGTTTTTTATTGGGAAACCACCGTAAAAAATCAAATTCTCCTCGGTGTATTTCCCTTTTGATTAGGTTTAAATCGGCTGATATATCCTTTAATACCTCTCGGTCATAGGGATCACACTTGATCGTAACTCGTGTGGGAGGACAGTTTGGCTCTGCAAATTGGATTTGAACGGAGGCTTCGCTGATTTGTTTAATACCTTTGAATCCGGTACCTTTGAATTTGCCACCCATTTATTAAAGCCTTCAATGTTTATTAAAATATGTCCGTCTGGGGCCTTGATAACTATGCCCTCACCCCATTCACCTTTTGCACGTTTCCGTTCGACCGATTTTCTGGTGTAGCCAGTTTCGTCGCAAAATTTAGAAATTGTCTTGTACTTTACCATAATATTACAAAATTATTTTGTTTAATTTAATTTATTTACTTCTCGTGTTTAGCGATTAATTTATTCAAATACCACTCACACTTCTTTAAATCCGGTAGTGGATCGTCATGCTTCCACATATATCGAGTTAAATATTTAATACATTGACCGGCCAAAAAACCAAGATTATGACTCTCAATGTAGTCAGTTGTCGGTATTCCCTTTGTATAATAGTCAGGGTTTATTTGCGTGTCTTTCTTTTGCATATCTTCTCCTTTTACCATTTGCCGAATAAAATACGGTGCAGCCTGCCAGTTTCACCTGTGTCGTAAAAAGGGTGGTTCTTTAAAATATATTCAGTCTTTTTCCTATTTTCTCTTTTCTCAAAGGTAGCTTGAATCCTTGCAGCCTTATTTGGTGGCTTTCTCTTTTTTAAAGTCTTTGAATAGCCGTGACCAATCTGTTTACCTTTCTTGGCTAGAACCTTCGCAGGATCACGGCCCTGCGAAAGTCTGTATCTAGCCGCTGACATTTTTATCTGAGCTCGTTGCATGACATCGTCAATTGAGACACGCTGACCATCATCGAGTTGATAAATCGTTTTTGATACGCCCATGTTAGCTCCTATATTCAAAATGGTATGTCGTCCTCGTCTGGTTGCATTGGTTTAAACTTGGACATATCTTCGTAGCCATAGTCAGTTGGTGGTCGCGCGTCGCGACTACCTGAGCTGCGTTTGTCTAAAAATTCAATCTTAGCGTCGTAGCCGCTGACCAGTATTTCGGTAGTCCAGCGATCAATCCCTTTATCATCAGACCATTTGCGTGTTTGCAGTTTGCCTTCAACATAGACCTTGGAGCCTTTGTCTAGGTATTCGCACACATTTTTTGCAATTGGGCCAAATATAGAAACTCGATGCCATTCTGTTCGTTCAATTCTCTCGTTAGTTTCCTTGTCATTCCAGCCATCACTAGTTGCCACCGAGATGTTTGTTACAGGCTTGCCAGCCCCTGTGTGTTTTAACTCAGGCTTGTCGCCTAAGTTACCCACAATTATTACTTTATTAATTCCAGCCATTGCTAATTTTTCCTATTGTGTTTTTAAAATGTAGCGAGCATGTTTGCCGCCATCACGTTGTGTTTCCAATTTGGTTACAATTGGAACCTTTCTAGTGTTTCTGAGGTCTGATATTCTCGACCTCAAAGCAAAGCCTTTGTTAAAGTTTTGATGCGTGACCGATCCTAATTCACACAAAGCGTTATAAACAAGTCTTTCACTAACTGTCATATTTGCAGTATTAACTTTCATTTGATTCTCCTTTATATATATATGTTATGACGTACTTTAAAATGCCCTCAAGGGCGCTTGCATTAGACTGTGTAAGTCCAATTTCTATGTAATAAGAACCAGCCTCTGATTGAAAAACCGTGGCGCTAAATCCACCTAAATGGAAAAGGGCTACCAGTTGTTCACACTCATTGGCTGACAAATTTTTGCAGTGTATTTTCATTTCACTCATAGGATTGCTCCGAGGATAAATCCAATGCAAAAGCCAAAAGCCATAAAGTATCGACCTATGTAGCCTTTGGAAATTCTTATTAAATGTGAGGAAAAAAACCTGATAAAAAATCTATCAGTTGCCGTGGGATTGTTTACTCGATATTTCACGCGTACACCCACTTGATGATATAAGGCGCTTGGTGAATAACATATGGCATTAAGCCAGCGCACATTCCGATAATAAAAAACCTTTGTCTATCAGTTGAAGCCTTGAAGTATTCGATTGCTGATAGATTAAGTTGTTCTAATTGCTTTTTATGTTGTCTCATATATTCTCCATTTATTTATAAGATTTCGCACACTATACCAAGAATATTGTAGCTATGATTAATTTATGCAAAAATATTTTTATAAATGACTTAGGACTCATCATCAAGAATCCGGTGTTTAGCAATCTCATAGTATTTGTCGTCAATCTCAATGCCGATAAACTTACGACCTAAATTTCGACATGCGACACCTGTTGTTCCACTACCTAGGAAAGGATCAAGAATGGTGAAATCACTCGGCAATATACCGACAATATTCTCCATGACCTTTATTGGCATTTGACAAGGGTGTTCGGTTTTTTCAGCGGACATATTTTTAACTTGGTTTATATTCCACCAATCATAAAGACGGGCCATTTTGCCTTCAGCTATCCGTTTCATTATTCGTTTGTCTTTTGGGTTTTTGTATTCCTGTCCAACCAGCGTAAAGTCAGGCTTTATATTATAAAAAGCAATATCACGGTGTTGTTTATGGGTGTTGGTGTTATATACCCAAGACACCACTTTTGTCGGCGCATAGCCGAGTTCAACTGATAACCGGTGCAGGGCCTCTGGATAATGAATAACAACGGCAACTTTATCTCGTATCAAGTCAGCCAGCATTCCATAATATGTCTCATCAGACATGCGGTCTTTATAACTGCTATAGTGGTAGCCAATATTAAACGGGGGGTCAGTAATTATTGCGTCAATTTGCACCTTGTCTGCCTTGAGTTTATCCAGCACTTGGTGACAATCGCCTTGCAGTAAATTGATAATGTCCCTCTCCTTGATTAATCTAATACTGCGTAATATACCAAGAAGATTGTAGTTATTTAATATTTATGCAAAATTATTTTTAAAAGGGTATTTATGATCAGACGAAAAAAAACCGGCCCCTCAAAGGCCGGCTTTCGTTTTATTAAATGTTATTACTCAAAGTATGTAGCTAATCCTTTGTAATCCGAATCATGCTGGATGAAATAATATACAACGTTTGTCATATCTATTTCTCCTCCTAAATAATTAACGCATTTGGTCATTTCAGTAATATCTAATATTAATCTTGAGCAAGCCAGACATTTTTCAAGTGGCACCATACCGGTGCTTTGTGTCGGCAATGCATCAAGGCTTTCTTTTACATATTCTTTCCAAGCCAAGTACATATTTAGTAATTCAGAGTGAGTGTCAACATCTACTTTCACACTATCTTTCATTTACTCTCCTTTAGATTTTATTTAACGCCCCTGTTAAGGTTAGTGGCGCTTAAGTTCGAGTTTTAAGTGTGTACTTTTGCCTAACCACACTTCTAACTTCTTTCTTGTATCTAAGTCTTTTGTAAAGGTACTTTCCTTCATCTACTAGAGTGTGATAATAAATAACTCACTCTGCCTATATTTATTAGACGGTTCTCGCAGAGTCCCCGTCTTGGCTCGCTTAATAATGGAGTCTAGCCACCTGCTCCCTACAAATCCGATCAGTATAAACCTAAATATTTTAATTTAGGTGTAAATATACAAACTTTCTTTGTGTTAGATTTGGCAGGGAAAGGTGCCTTGAAATGCCGTGTGGCATCACAAACTTCCCGTCGAAATCTATGAAAATAATTAAGTCTGTGTCGGACTCACCGTTTCAGGCTCACCGTTGCGAGGGCAGTTCTAGTTTCTCACTAGATTCCAGATAACTTAATTATCTTTTACTTCTTACTTAAATCTTTTAATAATCTTGCCATGCATTAAAGCATTGGCAGGAAGTATTGGTGTTTCTGTTGCTGGCACGCTGATGACATAAACACTGCGCGTAAAGTCAATATCAGTTGGTCTGTCAGTTGCCAATAATTCGTGTACTTCGTCGGTTATTTGATATGACGCCATATCGCCTCTAATCAAATAATCTACCGTCACATTTAATACTTGAGCTAATTTCTCCACATAATTTGGCGCTTGTTTAATTTTTCCTTGTTCTAAATTGCCTATATTTTGGAAACTTAGGTTACCTACCTTATCAGCCAGTTCTTGCTGGGTAAGTGGGGGTGTGGCGCCTTTACGCAGTTTTCTTACTCTATCACCAATGTGTTCAATATCCATAAATCCTCATTTAATTTGAAAACCGTACTTAAAATGCAAAAAATCTTTTATATAATGGCAAAATATTTTTTAATAAAGAAAACATATGGAAGAAGCAATTAAATGGTTTGGATCACAAGAAAAGATGGCTAGGGCCCTCGGTTGCTCGCATCAAAACATACAATACTGGAAAAAAGTAAATATTCCGGTAATGATCGCAATTGAGATAGAAAAAGCCACACAAGGTGAAATCTCAAGAGCGCATTTATGCCCTCATATATTTAATTAACAAATAAATTTTGCATAAAAATGATAAATATACCCTTCTTTCTGCACAAAATGTGCATTTTTTAACTAAATGACGAAGTCTTTTGAAATTTGCAAATCAGTATGCCCCCTTTGTAGGGCCTGTGGTCGCCATAAAATCCACTTTCCAGCGCATCGTTTGTTGGAATATAAAGTTTATTCTTTTATGCCAAAGGCTGGGCCATGTATGTCTCGAATAGATATTACAGAGGCACAGGAGGAGGAAATTAAAAGATGAAGCAATTCTCGAAACTGACCTCTGGCAACTTCACAAAAATCCCAAATGAATTATTAAATGACACCGTTTTGTCTTGGAAAGCCAAAGGACTGTTCTGTCATATGGCCAGTAAGCCTGACAATTGGAACTTCACAGTAAATGCATTGGCTAAGAATTATCCGGACGGTAAATCGGCAATATTTGGAATGTTAAAGGAACTAAAAGAACGCGGCTGGGTGAGTTACTACAAAAACACCGATGGCACGGGCAAATACTTCCTAAACACGACCTTAAAGGGCCGTCCAAAGCCAGAGTCCGGAAAGCCTGATATGGGTTTTCCCAAAGTGGGGAAATCGGAGTCTATTAATAAGAAAGATTCCTTATATAAGAAAGATATATATAAGGGTGTTGATAACACGGGCTTAGACCAGTTACTTGACGCAAGTATTGGAGACAAGACCGAATCATCTACAAGGTACTCAAAGGAACAAATACTTGAATTATTAAAAAAAGGAGCAATACGTGTCAATACAACAATTTAACCACACCGAGATAGCCGAGGAAATATATGAATACCTACGCTATGAGTATAAATTTTTAACTCACAAAGGAATGTCAGTCGATAAGTGTAAACAAACACTCGCCAATAAATTAAAGAAACTTACTTCTTTTGAGGCATTATGCTGGTCAGACGCATTGGACGAGATAGCCAAAACACCAAGTGACAATGCCCCCACCCCAGTCGAAATCATACGTGCAATCCAATACCAAGCCAACCAACTAAGGCCGATTGCGAAGGCCCACGAGCCTGTTATGAACATTAATGACTTTATTGATTATGAAGACTTATGGAAAAGAGCCAATGATAAGGCAAAGTTTAGGTTTTTCATTGACCATAAATTCACCGACGTGCCATCGTATGTTAGATATTGGTTCCGAGATTACAACAAACTGCACAGAGGTTGGACACCATACGAATCAACAATGATGGTGGGTTATTGGGCGACGCCTTATCACGGCGCAAAAGAAGGCGCCATGCTGGAGCATCAACGCGCAATATTAAAATATTTTGAGGAGAGATAATTGAAAAAACCAAAGGTGTCTTGGATGATAAATGCAGGACTAAAGGACATTATTGAAATATCTGATGAGATGATTAAGTGGTCTGATTACCTACGATTCTCGGCCCAAGCCGGAGACATTGCAGAGGTCGAGATATGCCTGAACCAATTGGAACTATTGTTTAACCGAGCCAAAGGCAAATAATGAAACTACAAAACAGAGTTGAGAAAAGAATGGGTGAGAGTGTTAATAATCTAATGACGCGCAATGCAACGGCTGGCAAGACTGTAAGACATTGCTCCATGATCATGGACGTGTCTTATTCAACGGCACACCGCTGGGCCAACAAGTATGGCGTCAAATTCAATGCCAAGAACCCGTTCAGAACGTGGAGTATGAAATGATAGCGATGGCAGTCGGTAGGAAGTTATTATCTAACGCCAATAATAAGGGGAACGTTGGCTTAAATATTAAGGGTGATATGAAGCCAATCATTAAGCATTTAAACTCCGTACAACGCAAACAAATCCCATTTGCAACTGCTAACGCAATCAACACCACATTGTTTGACATTATGCGTATTGAAAAGAAACAAATGGAGTTGAAGTTAGACAGGCCGACAAACTTTACATTGAAAGGGTTTAGGATTAATAAAGCCAAGAAGACTCAACTGCGTGGTGACATAAGTATTGCACCGGATAGATACAAATACTTACAGTTCCAAATCGAAGGTGGCACAAGGAATCGCACCAACATTCCTGTCCCAACCCGTCAAGCCAAATTAAATAAACACGGCAACATTGGTGGCAAGGGGAAAAATAGATTAATCAAAAAGAAAAATCAATACATAGGAAACATAAACGGCACAGACGGTGTGTGGGAACGCACGCGCGCAGGCAAATCAAAGTTGATCATAGCCTTCAAACAATCTGTGAAGTATAAAAAGAAATTTCCTTTTTATAAAATCGCTGATGGGGTAGCTAGGAAGAAGTTCCAGAGAAATCTATCCATATCCTTGAAGCGCGCCCTAAGGACGGCACGATAATGAACGGTTCCTCCTACGGCAAAGCACTGAGGGTAATTCGCAACCCCTCTTTATTTTTAGTTACAGCAAACCACATAGCATTTCGTTTCGTATGAATATAGAATATA